CCACCAAGTAGTCCAAACTTTGCTTGTCCTATTGGCATATTAACTCCAGGCTTGTTGAGGTATTAAATAATAATTTGTTCCATCATAGAGGACTGTAACAACATCTATTGCTCCAGAACCTGTACTCATTGTCCAACCTGCACCACCTGCTGTCTTAGCAGCAACTGTGTTGATTGTTGATACAACAGTTCTATCTGTAGTGTCTTGTGTAAATCTTACTGTAATAACTGTAGCTCTACCTGCTGGTAAGTTATTAATTGTCCAAGTAGTTATGTTTTCTGATAATGCAACTGTACAGAAACCACCTACACTTGCATCTAAAGTTAATGTACCAGCACTAGAAGTAACAGCAGTAACATCTTCTGATATTGTATGTCCTAACTGTATAGTATTACCAGTAGTTTTTTCTTCTATGTTATCTACTTTTAATGTACTTGCCATAATCTATTCTCCTAATCTAACAAAGGTTATTTCTGTTTCATTTGTAGTAGTTGAACCTTTTAAAGTAACAGTTCCTGCAAGTAAAAATCTAACTTTAACTTTATCGTTTGTTGTATCTGATATTTTTAAAAAAGATGATATATATATTTTGCTTTCATCTTCTCCTGTACCTGATTTAATTCTTCCTGTTGCAGCATCACCCTGACTAGAAAAATTGTCATCAGTTGCTGTAAGTCTTAAATCTCCTATACTACCAGTAGTTAGTGATACCATATGTCCACCAACTAAAACAAACCATAATCCTGTTTTTGGAAATGTAAATACACCAGAACTATGTGTCATACCAGTTCCAATGTAACTACCTTGTAATAAACCATCTCCTCTTTCCCAATTTGTAACATCAGCTTGTGTCGTTTGGTCTGTTGTTAAACGCCATTGGTCAGCACCTGTAATACCATTAGTAGTAGCAAGTGTTGCTGTTTCATTAGGAATAGTAATTGTCTTGTCTGATCCTAACGA